TCATTAAACTCCGGTTGGCACTTCGGTACGGAATTTGAATTTCACGATACGTACTGCTTTAGGTTCATAAACCAGTTGCCAATTTTGTCCGTTTTCGATCTCAGCATTAGTCGGGAAAACTTTCGCCACACTTGCTTCCGTCCATTTCACACCGCGCGGATGCAAGATGAAGATTCGGCGGTTGATCAAGTAATCCTCACCAGACAAGGAATCCGATTTCCGGAAGGTTTCCGTCTGAACGATTTTCGGATGAGAACCATTACCGAGCGCAATTGCTCCATTCCCGAACAAGTACATTTCACCGATTTTGTTCACCGTGTCATACGGCATAGCGTCATCCACGATGACTCGTTTTCCCATGAAGTAAGGAACTCGGGTGTCTTGTTCGGATTCTTGCACATATTCGATCAGATCCCTTTTTGCCAAATAAGCTTCCACAGCGGAGTGCATCATGACACCAGTTAACGCATCTTTCGCGTCACCCATCACTTGGGTGGCGTCAATGAACGTTTCTCCAGTGAGCAAAGAAGCTTCTCCCGTTTCGTTCGTGATGTCCAAAATCTTTTGAACCATGGAAGAAGAATTAAATACGCCTTTCAACGTAGCCAAAAGGATTTTTTGCATTTCCCGAGCCCAATAATTAGATACCAGATCACCAATGGCGCCCATTGGATCAGAGCCAGACAATAACGCCGTCAGGTCGTTTGCGCCCCACATTTTAGCCCTTCCGTGTTTTCTGGCCACATCTTGTCCAGCGGTGATTTTCCCAGCAGTGAGATTGCCTTCATCGTCCATCACTTCAGAATCTCCCGTCAAATCGTTCCAGTACGGCATATTGACAAGCGTGTTCGGTCCACTTGCCAGATTGTCGAATTCCGGATCGTTTTGGACGATTCCGCTGCTAATCAATTCGGATTTTTCCAATGTCCGTTGAATAACATAGCTCGTAAAGAGTTCCGGCTCGATGATATCAACCAAACGAGTGGTCATATTTCAATCAACCTCCTAAATTATTTTCCTATTTGAGCTTTTAATTGATTATAAAGTTCAGGGTTTTCCCGTTTTAAACGTCCTTGTTCTGTTAGGTTCCAATATTCCTTGCTGAATGGATTCTTAAAATTGTTATCCGTTGGGTTTTTCTTTGGCGGTGTCCCAGCCAATGCCTCTTTGACTTTCTGCGCCACGGCTGCATCGAATTTTTCCTTGAAAAGATTGATATTTTCAAGGGTTTTCTCCGCGTTTTCAGCGATCAGAAAGTCAGCGAATTCCACCGGTAATCCTTTTTCATTAAGGACACCAACGGCATCGGCCTTCAACTCCTTGCGCTCCAACTCTTTCAAACGCCTTTCAAGCTCTTCCTCACGCTTTTTCAGTTCTTCCTCTTTGCGCTCTTTTTCGGAAAGTTTGGCCAGCCGTTCGGCTTCCTTTTTTTCCTGTTCCAGCTTTTCCTGGAACTCTTTTTCCCATTTCGCGCGGGCCGTTTTCAAAGCCTTTTCAAGCTTTTTATCAGCCTCGCTTTCAATCCGTTTCTGTAATTCTTCCTCGGTAAGTTCGATTTTCTTCGGAGTTTCAGATTCACCATTGTCCGGGTTATTCGGATTTTCCGGGGAATCCCCTTCTGCAAAGTATTGCAAATTCAATTCAAACGGAAATTTTTGATTCACATCTTGCATTTTTTCAATATCCTCCTTCATCCCACACACATATTTAAGACCATGGCTATTTCAAAGCATTAAAATAAGCCCCAAACACGCCCGTAGAGCCCGTTCACAGCTTACCCTAATGGTTCTTTTAGCCGGCTTAAATATCCGTGTACGATGGTTTTTTGAATAATAAACGAGCAGTTTAACGTCATGCTCAGGACAAGTTCATTCCCTCATTTCATCCAGTAAATATGAAATCCCGCAATGAAGCATCCCAATTCCTTCAGTAAAGCTGATATCGGAATATCTCATTTCGATCCTGCCGTCTTTCATTTTGCAAATGTAGATGATGGATTCCGGATCGGTTTCCCCAGCTTGCATGGATTCATACAACAATTTCACCACATATTTGGGCGGGGCTATCCCATTTTTCACTTCTTTAGCTACATTGAAATCCACCAGTTTATCCTCCAAGGAATCACCACCTTCCATGCATAATAAAAAGCACTCTTATTTGAGTGCCTCTTTAGTCAATATGCTTTTCAATTCTTCCATTTCACGTTTAATCTCTTCCGATAACCGTTCGGCTCTTTCAAACAGTTTGTCAGATTCCTTAGTTCCTAGTTGTTTGTTCGCCCTAATCAGTAATTCCAACATCTCTTTTTGCTTAGCTCTAATATTTGAATTGGTAACAATCCCGATATACTCGTGTTTGCAGTGAGGACACTTGAAATACGTCTTTTCGATATCGTTTTTCTTTTCGGTTTTGAAACGGATTCGAAAGTCTTTATAGCAATTATCACAAGTTACTTTTGGGTTCAATTTATACATTAGGACCCTCCTACTCATTTTCCAAAGGAATGACCGTCGTCCTGCACCATGGGTGGAACGGTGGATAATTCACGCCGACTTTGGCGTCCCCGAATTCGAAAATTTCTCCGTTCAATCTTCTACAGGTCGGACTTGTCCTCTGATCCAAGACCGCGGAGATTTGATACCTTTTAATGCCGGCATCTATGAACGCTTGCTTGTTTGCCTGGTTCAATACAAAGGCACTTTCAGTATAGATAAGCCGTAGTGTCTCATTCATCCCGACGTCTGTACGATCAGTTAACATTTTTGCCATATCTCTATAACTATCCCCGCGGATGATGCCGTCGCGGATGTAAGTATTGATGCTGTTTATCAGCCTTTCTTTGTTCTTCCAGACACGGTCCGAATAATTCTCCCCATTTGTCCATTTCTCGTTAATAGTCAGCATCATTGCATTCCGGTTGATGTCAAAGAATGACGGCGCGTTTTCCAGTCCCTTCATCGACGATAGATAGCCAGATTCATAAGCTTGCTGCAGAAACTCGAGAATTTCCTCTTGCTCCATGGCTCCAAAATCCAGCGTCAAAAGCCTGATGGAAAGCTCCAACCCTTCCAATCGATTAAGTTTATAAATGGACTCCCGAATCGGGATTAAATGTGCCAAATCGGGGTGTTTGGCCACGAAACGGTTCATATCTCGGTAAAGCATATCCCTTTCCGCTTGGGAAAGACTTTTGACCAATTCCCGGTAGTCGATGACATTGTCTTTTCCGTATTTCTGGTAATAGGCGGCGATCTCTTTTTTAAGATTCTCCGCCAGACGCTGGTATTCTCTGCGCAACTTCTTTTCCAATTTTTTGATGTTCTGGGCATCGTAAAGCTGTTCCATGCGCTTCTCCCAGTATGTCTTTCTGCTTTCCGCCATTATTCATTACCTGCCATAAAATCTCCGTTTTCATCCGTTACATAGCCAGAATTAGCCTTGCTTTCCTTCTCCTCGCGCATCCGTTCGATTTCTTGTTTTGGATTGTCCACGAAGGACAACACAGACAACTGTGTTTCTTTGGATATGACACCTTCCAGGGATTTGGCAAGATTTGCTTCGTCCACTAGATTCCGCGGAATATTTCGGATGAATGTATAATTCAAATTTCGCCATTCTTCTTTTTGGTTGGCCGGGATATTGGTCGGAAGGTTGAAAAACATTTTAAACCGGCGATTAAATCCGCTGGCAAATTTCCGTTCCTTCATGGCCGCCAAATTTTTCATGGGCTGGAGCTTGAATTCCAACGCCACACCGGATGCATTCCCGAAACTTTCGTCGTTGATATTGGCGACCATGCTGATTTGATAGATAAGGCGTTCAATTCGGTCTAGCAAATGTTCCTGGCTTGCGTCTCCGTTCGGTTTTTCCATGAATTCGACTATCAATTTATTAACATCATCGGACCCGAACAAATTGATGATCCGTTTATCCCGGATATCTTGTAACGTTTCTTCATCCAGTTCTGCACCCAAGATTTTCATGTAGGCGTCAGCGAAATAGTCCACGTCATTCGCTTTTTCGCTGATTGCCTTATTGTAAGCATTTATAAGCGTCTCCACGTTTTCGAAAATGGACTGACGCTCTTCGTTTTCAATATATTCGACCACCGGAACATCGCCGTAATAATGCGGTTTTAGCTCGGATAACGCCAAGCCGTCTTCGGTTCCTAATAAGTCGTATTCATACTCCCTAGTGAATAATTTCCCTTTGATTCCTTCATCCGTTTTCGTGTAATAAACGGCAAACAATGGATTTTCAGCGATGGTATCATCATAAACAATAAACATATTCATCGGGCTGCTATACGTGCAACACGTCTGGGATTTTTCATCCTGATACAACAATTCGAAAGCATGGCCGTAGATTGACGCCATTTTACTTAGTTCGGCCACATTGTCATCCATGTCGTTCCGGGTCAGAAATTCGTCTACCCGCTCATTGATGTTTGGATCATCATGGCTAATTTTCACAGGAATTCCAATGAAATATCCGTTGAAGGTGTCAACGATGTACTTGGCAAAATTCACAACCAAACGATTATCGGGCTTATAATCTGGTTTTTTTTCTTGAGACAAAATCGGATGTCTTCCCTCATACATGTCTTTCAATCGTTGATAGCGAGGGATTAGCGCCTGATGTTTATCAATAAAAGACTGTACTACCTCTGCTGTAATTTTTTCTTCCGCCGGGAAAATGAACGGGACCATTCACAACCCTCCTTTGAAAGTCTTAATCTTCACCTTGCCCTTCATCTCATCCTCTAGACTGTATCTGGTGGCATCAATGCTGTGGTTATCTTTATCTGGATATGTCCCCTTCAAATTACCATTGCTGTCCTTCTCGATTTCATATTGCGTAAATTCCCTTGCTGTATTCGGGCAACGTTCCGGGTCAATGATGATTTCATTCAAATCCTGCAACCATTTGATGCCGTGCTCGACCGATCCAGGCCCCTTCTTTGCTCCACGGATCCGCAGACCAAATTCTTTGAATTCGGAGATCGTTCTAGGTTCGGAGCTGTCCGCGATGATCCAATCGTTCATCGGATTGAGTTTTTTGATTTTCTCCACCGCCTCTTTGTTTTTAAGGCCAACTTGATGGATTTCAGAAAAAATAAAAAGACGCCCTCGCGTCTTGTCGTAATAA